AGGTCGCTAGAGAATTTATACAAAGGAAGAATAATACAAGAACTTCTAATGCATAGTGAGGCCGGTCATGCAAAAGACCCTAAACAACATGGTTTTTCTGATGTCATACAAGAATTAAATACGATAAGAAAATTGACTTGTCACACCACTGTGAATAATCTAAATGCCACTTCTGGAGGAAATTATTCTTCTCAGGTTATTGAACATGATTTCTTCAACAAAAGAGTTACACATCATCACCCATATAATTATTTTGATTCTTTTAAAAATGAAAAACACATCAATACTTTTCATGGAAAAGAACAGGCACCCTTTTTGAGTGACGTATCAGTTAGGGGATATAAAACAAGGGAATCTGATCTGAACACCAAGAGATACGTTTGTGCGGCATCTTACAGCGATGAAAATAAAAAACAAGATTCTCACTATACAAATGTTTTTGGGAGTAGTTTAAATTTAACAGGTTATGCTCCAAATTCATGGTTGCCAAAAAGGACTTCTTGGATGCAAAATTTTGATGGTATTGCGGCCGAGGTTGTTGTGGATGGTAATACTGCACTACGATCTGGAGATATAGTTAAGATAGATTTACCGCCCAATGCATTGATTCGACAGGAAGATAAGACAAGACCAGATAGAGTTTATAACGGCCCATTTCTTGTTCGTAACATCATGCATAAATTTATTCTAGGGGGACAGGATAATTCACATATAATGGATATGTCTTGCGTTAAAGATTGTTTAGAGACAGATATGGAGTCTGTCGATTTTGAAACAGTACCACTTACTCATGGTAAGAGTAGAAAACAAAAACCAAAAGATTACATACTAACAACATAGAAAGGAGATGCCCGATTAAATCCAAAACCATATCCAATCAACATAATAACAAAAAGGAAGAAAAAATGGCTAGAACCAAAAGAAGAATCAAATCTATGAAATTCCAACGACAAGACCGCAACCTACAACATCTAGAACCACTTTCTGAGGAAGATAAATACATAGTACAAATGTCAGGATATAAAAAAGGATTAATAGGACACCAACGAAATGAAAACATTCGGAGATTTGCGACCTCCCCTACATGAAGGGGTTTACGACCAACATATATTTAAGGCGTTTTTCCTTGCTGGTGGGCCTGGTAGCGGTAAGTCATACGTTGTCAGTCGCACCACTGGTGGGTCAGGACTTAAACTAGTCAACTCAGATGATGCATTTGAAAACCTTCTGAGGAAGGCAGGGCTATCTCTCAAGATGCCTAGTTCTGAAGAAGAACCCAGAGATGTAGTCAGAGGTCGTGCAAAAGAGATTACTGCAAAGAAGAAGGCAAACTATCTAGAAGGTAGACTAGGACTTATCATAGATGGAACAGGAAGGGAAGCAGAGAAGATATCGTTTCAAAAAAGACAACTAGAAGAACTAGGGTATGACACATATATGATATTTGTTAACACCTCTCTTGACGTTGCACTTCAACGAAATGCAGAACGCTCTCGTTCTGTTCCAGAATCCATAGTAACAAAATCATGGAAAGCGGTGCAGTCCAACATAGGTAAATTTAACAATATGTTCAGAAAAGGATTTATCATAGTTGATAACAATGACGCTGGTGAAGAGGTCTTTGATGAGGTATGGAAACGTGTCCGAGGACTTCTGCGAAAGAAAGTTACCAACACCAGAGCTCAGAACTGGATTTCTATGGAGTTGGCGAAGAAACGTAGATAACCCCAAATCTATGACTGTTAGGGTATAGTATCTTTTTCTCTATTTTCAGCCCAAGAGGACTCAACACCATATCTATAAAAGGTATGTTACTGCATCGTATCATTGTCGGCCTGGGGGTGCCCCGCTCCCACTTATCCTCTTCTCTCTTACCTACTCTTTTCATTGTCCAAATTTTTTTATAGACAGATGTAGGGACATCTGAATCAATGGGACTAGTATCCTTAGTTTCTATTATCAGGTATTTTTTGGTAAGATTTGCACACCTAGTTAGAAAATCTATTTGATCCTCATGTGCATATAAGATACCCCCAGCAAACACAACGTCATAGGGGTCTTGATGTTCCTCAAACCAATCTAGAACAGACTGTTTATGTAATGTCCATAGTGAAGGGGAAAAATATTTCTTTAGATTCTTAGTGGCCATCTCATGGTTATAATCATCTATTTCGACTCCAGTGTAGAACATAGCTCCATGTTCTAGAACCCATGCACCACTGGCACTTAGGCAACTTCCAAGGTCTAGGACACTGTTGTTTTCACATATCTTTTTTGGTAATAGGAATTTATGTTTCTCTTCTGATTTTTCAAATGTTATGAGTTGCCCTCTAGGAGCTTCTTTAGAGTTGGTGGTGGGATCATCTGGATCATGATATCGAGTATCGTCTGTGATAAACTCAGGGAACTTCTGAAACATATTCTCTATAGCCCGCTGGTCGTAACATTATATGATATCTGTCTTCTGTAGAATTGTTGATAACACTGTGCATACCTTCATGAACCCACAATCTATATATATCTCCTGGCTTATATGGAATAAGACCATATGGATGTATTGCGAACCTACACCCTTTTGGAAAATTAAGACAAAAGTTGTATAACATTCTGCCGAGTATGCGGTTCTCTCTTCTTATTAGGTTATGTCTATGAGGTATTATGGTTCCAGTTGGGCCTAACCTACTTATAACTGGTGAAGAATATTGGTGTTTATTTTTATTTAACCACTCACACATTACAGGAAAATCTTTCGGATTATCTAAAGGATTTGCAAAATATCTTGGCCAACCACCCTCATCTGTTTCATCAACAAATCTACTTAGTTCGTCATCCCAACGCATTACATTCTGCTCTTTAAATCTTCTTATAACCTCTTCTGGAGTTTGACCTGTAGCTATAGTCTCTGCCGCACTTTTTTTCTTTGGGTATTCTTTCCACGGCATATCACCTCTACTTAAAACTTCATCTCCACCTGCTTGCACCACTTTACCATCACCACCCCCATGTTTTCCCTTAAAGAAATTTTGTACTTTTATAGAATCTTCAATATACTGTGTGAGAGGATGGTCTAAAACAGGGGACTTTTTAACTATAGTTTCGTGGGCATCAATTTTTGGGTTAAGAATAGGGTCATTGTTTTTTACTTCTTTCCATTTTTTAAATTGTTGATCAAGCTGTCTTGCCCTTTCTTTTTCCCTCTCTTCTGGCGATGGGGAATGTTTCATGTCATCCAGATCATAACCACCACCATCTTTTATTATATCTTTATCACCTAAAAAACTTCTTTTGTCCGTTTCTCCTTGCCAAGCCCAATCTTTAAAGTTGAGACATTCTTGTAACATTTCTTCATGATTAGGAACAAAGTCATGGTGTTCAACATTGGATTCTCTGCCTAATTTACCATTTGCCCATATGTCCATCCAATTCCAATAATCATCTATAGTTTCCCAATCATCACCAGACATGTCTTTTTTTACCCAATCTTCTTGATCTGCTAGACTAGAATCCATTTCCATTAGATATACTCCTTACCTCTGTAATGTTATTTATAACAGTGATAAAAATGTCACACTCCCCACCTAAATGCATATTTAATGTCGATTTCTGTTGACAAACCCTACTCTATAGTGGTACTATAAGAATATAGTCAAGAGAGAGGTTGTTATGACTGTTTCAAATCCCCGTCTAAAATTTGTTCCTTCAGAGTTTACTGAGGGTGTTTTCAATGCTGAAACTAAATTCGGTGAGATCAAAATCATCGGTAGTGATGAGAAGAAATTCACTCTTTTTGGCCCTGATGGGTTTTCGGTAGACCTTGGAGAACGGCGGACTTTCATTAATACTGTTAATCGTGCAACATTCCTGTTTGGAGGGTAATATGTCAAACGAGTTCAATTTCATCCATCCCAAAATGTCAGAGAAAGACATGAAATCTTTCGGGTTCTGGGAAGATAAGGATTCTGCATGGCATATTGAGGATGTCTGGTGCATGGCCCATATAATGCATCTCGCTGGTGTGTTTCCAAGTGTGGGAATCGCACGTAAAAATGGGTGGAATATACCCATTCCAGAGGGGTTTTCTGAGTTTACCGTAGGTAAGAGTAGAAAAAAAGTTTGGATTCTCAATGAAATCAAGGACTTATAAGGTACGATTTTACTTGACAAACCTTATTTTGTCCTGTATACTAGTAATATAATCAAGAGAGAGAGAAAAAATGAGACTTAAAGGTGCAACAACTATTTTGAAGAAAGAAGCAGAATTCCTTGGAATGACTTTTGAGGAAGTGTTGATCTTCATCGAGAAAAACCCATACTGCGTAAAAAACAGCACAATTGATGCGTTTGCAGTTTGGAAGAAAGAGATGTGGAACGAAACGTGGTCTGCATCAAAGGCAATGGAAATTATTGAAGGAACTGCATAATGATTGATATTATGAAAAAATTTGACAATGTTGATGACGGAATTGCGAATATGATCGCTGCCGCAAATTATGACTTTAAAGATCGTTTTGGTGACAACGCTGACATGGTTAAGGAATTCGTTGATGGTTGGGTTGTTAAAAAAGGTAAGAAATACATCAAGATTTGCACCAGAGATGGTGGTTCTTCTTGGGGTTTCGTTGTCAACACTGATGATGACAAGAAATTCAAAAAAGGTGATTTGTTGAAGTGTGCTGGTTACAGTGCGCCTGCAAGAAACGCTGCAAGGGGTAACGTCCTTGATGGTGGGTTCTCAATCAACTGGACTGGCCCTCTCTATTTGGTCGGCCCAATTGGTCATTCTATTAAATCTATTAAAGGAGGATTGTTCGGATAATGACTGTATTTGGAAAAAAATTGGATCGACATTTTTGGGTTGGATTCAACAGAAGAGCTGGAGAGTTTGTTTTTCTCTCACTCTTGTTTGCACTTGGTTATTTTGCACTAATCGTATTTTAGGAGGATTGTTATGAGTGTTAAAATGGAAAATTTTTTAGAGTTTGTTGATTACACTGAAAGTTTCTATGGTGTCGGTGGACTTTATGATATGGGTGTCCCTAGACTGGCGATACTTACTGCCACCTTCAAACTAATTCTTGATTTGGGTGCAACTTCCAAGTTTGTCGGTGACTCCGTTGATCGAGAAAAAGTTAGAGATATCCTTATGGATGAAATGGGTTATAAATTTCCTACCAAAGCGGATAGGTGTATTAAAGTTGTTTTAGATAAAGAGGAGTTAGTTGCATGAGTGAAAAACTAAATGCATTGCTGAAAACGTATGAGGGTGTAGAGAGTGTTGCGGTTATACATTCTGATGAAAAAACTTCCACCGTTGCGTTTGTAGAAGTTTCTGCAAAAATGTCTACTGATGAAAAATTGGAGAGGGCATTTATGTTGACCAACTCTGTTGAAGATGCGTGGTGGAACAATGAAGGAGTCACCCCCATGTTTGATGGTAAAGGTTGTAGGTCAACCAGTGTCGGTGACATGGTACTGATCGGTAAAGAGAAGTACAAGTGTGAATCAATGGGATGGAGTAAAGTATGATTAAAGCGATGTTGATTGTTGCGACTCTAGGTGGTTATACCACAGAGATGCCCTCTATGGATGCGTGTCTCAAGGCGAGACAAGTAATAAGTAAACAAGACCCGAACATAAAAACTCTCTGTGTACCTAAAGCAGATGATTCTGCAAAGGTGAAAGATATGTTCAAATTGTTCATGGGTATAGTTGATCAGTTAAAGGAGTACGAGGAACTTGACAAGCTTAACAATACAGAGAATAGATGCAGCGAGGACTGCACTTGATAACTCTAAAACCGAATGGGCAACACAATATTGGGATAATGTTTTAGCATATCTATTACGTCAAGCAAATCGTTTGAACTAAATAGTGGTATGGTAACAATAACTGATAGGGCCAGAGAATACCTCAAAGGTGTTTCGAATGGAGATTATGTAACCCTCGGTGTACAAGGTGGGGGTTGTTCTGGATTCCAGTATGTATGGGACTTCCAGAAGAACTGGCCTGACGTAGCATGGTCTGACCCCATTGATGATGTTTTGGTACTAGACCCTCTGGCGGAGATATATATTTTGGGTAGTGTGATCGATTATGTAGAGGAGTTAGGGGGAAGTTATCTATCAGTGACAAATCCTATGCAAACAAGTTCATGTGGGTGTGGGGAAAGTTTTGGAGTCTAGAATGGGTTTCGATATAATATCACTTTTATTAATACTTTTACTTTAAGATGAAATGTTACACAAGAGAACAGATTTACAGTATGATATAGAACAGGTGAAATGGGAGTATAACTCTCTATTGTACAGTTCTTGGCCAGTGTGGTATGAGTCTGAAGGAGGCGGTACACAGATGTGTCTGCAATCCTACGTTGACGACTCACACCCATTTACAAACGGATGCGGCAGTATGAAACGATTCCCTAGTCGCACTGAAAAGGGATATTCTATATTAAACTCCGTATTCAAAAACACAATATTCCAGAAAATTACAGAGGGACATTATCGTTCAAGGTTTATGACTATGATGATGCATAGTACATATAGTGTACACCAAGATACCGCTCCACGACTTCATCTTGCAATACATACACATCCACACGCATATTTTTTCTGGCCAGAACATAAAGAGTTTTTGCACATACCAGCAGACGGCCGTCTGTATTGGGTGGACACAACACAACCCCACACTTTTGTCAATGCAGGGCCTAACAGGACACATTTGGTTATGGTGGAATGAAGTATAACGCTATACTGTTTACTGACATATCAGACTACTTCATTCCTATAAGGGTGCATGGTGCATATAGTATCGCCGCACATTTAAGGGAACATGGGTATACGGTCAAGGTCATAGATCATCAAGCGTGGTTGTGGGACAATCACGGTGAGGAGTTGGTTCGATATGTTGAAAGTATAATAGGGCCAGAGACTATATTCGTGGGATTCAGTAGTACATTTAGTCGATACTTTGGAGAACCCTTTTATAGTTCCCCAGCTAATATAAAACCAAACCTAAAGAAAGAAGACTGCTTTCCTTATATGAGAGAACTGATAGAACGTATACACCTAACGTATCCCCATGTCAAGATGGTGTTAGGTGGTCAAGGACTCCAGACATATACGTTCTTCGAAGAATATAAGGATCAACTTGACTGCTGGGTTAGGGGTTTAGGTGAAGACAGTATATTAAAGTATGTTCGTAATAGGGGTGAGAACTTCCCTCTCGTAGTAGAGGACGTATATTCTTCAGAGTTTGATTTCCATAACCAGAAAAATGTCTTTCAACCTCAAGATCACATACTGAGACATGAGGTGTTACCTATCGCCATATCCAGAGGGTGCAGATTTAAATGCAAATTCTGTACATATCCATTACTAGGAAGAAAACCAAGTGAGGAGTATATACGAAGTGAGGAGAGTATATACAATGAGCTCATGTATAATTATGAGAACTTTTCTACCACCAGCTATATGTTTACAGATGACACCTTCAATGAGACTACTGACAAGGTGGAGAGAGTTCTACGTGCAGTGGATAGGACAGGAGTTGACATGAACTTCTGGGCGTACATACGTATAGAGTTATTATATAAGTTTCCAGAACAGATAGGACTACTTGGACAGATGGGACTCAAAGCGTGTTTCTTTGGTCTGGAGAGTCTATATGACCCTGCCGCTAAGTCGATAGGTAAGGGTATGGGTATAGATAAGGTACTTTCCACATTACAAGATGCGAAGGATGCATGGGGCGAGGCGTCTAGTCTACATGGTAGTTTTATCATAGGACTACCACATGAGACACAGAACACAGCTGACGAGTGGACAAATCTGTTAATAGAGGGAGAAACCCCCCTCGATACAATCAGCTGCAACAGACTATATCTGATACCCGAAAAGGTTATGCGTTCCAAGAATACATCTAAGGTATTTTTCAGTGATTTTGAATTGAATAAATCTATGTATGGGTATGAAGAAACTTCTGATGGTGGGTGGAAGAATAAATACTGGACAGATAAATCAGCAAATGTATATGCAAAAAATGTCATAGACAGGTTCGTAGAGAATCGGCCTCATTTCACGTGGTCTAAATCTGCACAGAACACCATGGCAGTTATGAATTTGAAGGTTACTAATCCTGAGTTGTCTTGGGAAGAGATTCACAAACCTGTGGATAATGAAGAGGATGCGAAATCATTTGAGATGATGATAAAGGACAGTAAGAACATGATTTTAGATATGTATAAGGAGAGGGTGTTCAATGACTGAAAAAATAAAAGATAAGTATACTTGGGTTACTAACGATAAAGATGAGAACCAATATATAGGGCTCACACCAAAAGCAGAGACATTCCAAGGTGTCATCTATAAGTATACTAAGGTTTCCATACCAAACCCAGAAGAAATGAAAGGTAAAAGTGACTTGCCATTACGGTTTGAGTATGATATAGTTGATTCTAATAATTTACCAGAGGAATGGTTTGCAGAACAGTTTAATAATCTTGCAGGCGACATTTTAGTGGATATATTAGAGGATCAAGTGAGAGAAGGAAAAGTTCAGTTTGCGAACCTTATTTCTGAAGATTAAATTGTTTTTCTGGCGATTTCGCAAGAAGAAGGATTATGGTGATGACATCTACCCAGGCTAAACTATTGACATTCGGGTGTAGTTATAGTGATGAGAACTATATTCGTGCGACACTGAAAGACCCCAATCTAAGAGACACTCTGAAGTGCGAGGGTTTACGTATAGGAAACTATGCAGACCCCTTTCCGTTCTGGCCCACTCTACTTGCAGATCGTCTTGATATGCAGTTAGAGAATTATGCACAGATGGGGTTAGGTAATGATGGGATACACAGTATCTTTATGGACAAAATATTAAATGCAGAGAACGTAGGACTTGTAGTCATCATGTGGACTGAGGTGATGCGAATGAGTTTTGAACAGGTCAAGAAAAATGGTGTGTTCTCGACTAAGAACGAGTGGTTCAAGGTCAAGATAGGAGCTGGGTCTAAGAACGATGAGTTCAGAAAGAAACAGTTAGAGGTAGAGGAAGTACTGAGTAAACAAGGTCTGGTTAACCCTGTTGCACTTCTTAGACGTTCCTTGAGACTGTTCTACTCTGCACAGTGTATGTTAGAATATAAGAAAATACCATACCGCATGATTATGGGTATGCCACCTAGTAAGGTTGAGTTCCAAAATAAGATTAGTAAGGCGTTGGTTTCTTCTCCTTATTTCAGTGTGATGAAACATTACATAGGTTGGCCATTGTATGAACCATTAGAAGGGTTCTGTTGTGCAGACATGATTAAGGGGGAGTTCATCAACTCCACTAACATACACCCTAATGCACGTGGTCAAGAACTGATAACAGATGAGATATGGGAGAATCTATGACGCAGACAATTGAAAGAACCGCTCTTAGTCAACTCTTGACAAATGAGGACTATGCACGTAAGGTGATGCCTCACATGAAGGGGGATTATTTTAGTGACAGGACAGAACGTACCGTATTTGAGGAAATCCAGAAGTTCGTAGAGAAGTATAATGCACTACCGACTAAGGATACCTTAGAGATTGAGATTGATACACGGCGTGATCTCAATGAAGATGACATTAAGAAAGTGTTAACAGTCGTGAATGAGTTATCAGTGGATGATAATATAAACGCTGATTGGTTGATAGAAACTACAGAGAAATTTATTAAAGATAAGGCGGTGTATAATGCGATTGTCGAAGGTATTCAGATCATTGACGGAAAGGATAAAAATAGAGGTGCAGATGCAATCCCGAGCATTCTCACAGATGCCCTTGCTGTGGGTTTTGATAATAGGGTGGGCCATGATTATCTTTTGGACGCAGACTCCAGATTTACTTATTACCATACCGTAGAAGAGAAGATTCCGTTTGACTTGGAGTTCTTCAATAAGATTACGAAGGGTGGGCTACCACCTAAGACTCTGAACATTGCACTTGCTGGTACTGGTGTTGGTAAGTCTCTGTTTATGTGTCATGTCGCTGCAAACTGTATGAGTCAAGGTAAGAACGTCCTCTACATAACACTAGAGATGGCAGAGGAACGTATCGCAGAACGTATAGATGCAAATCTGATGAACATAAGTATGGAAGACTTGCATGATCTTCCTAAGAAGATGTTTGATAACAAGATAGAGAAGATTATCAAATCCACCAGTGGACAACTCATAGTCAAGGAATATCCTACCGCCTCTGCACATACTAATCACTTTAGGGGGTTGATAAAGGAACTTGCGATTAAGAAGAGTTTCAAACCAGATATCATATTTATTGATTATCTGAATATATGTGCATCAACACGGTTCAAAGGAGCCACCAATGTCAATTCTTATATGTACATTAAATCGATTGCTGAGGAACTTAGGGGACTCGCAGTTGAAACAAACGTCCCGATTATGTCGGCTACACAGACCACAAGGAGTGGGTTCTCCAATAGTGATGTTGGGTTGGAAGATACGTCAGAATCTTTTGGTCTGCCTGCTACGGCTGACCTCATGTTTGCGCTCATTTCTAATGAGGAACTTGATGCACTTGGACAAATCGCAGTCAAACAGTTAAAGAACAGGTACAATGACCCTACAATGAACAAGAGGTTTGTCATTGGTATTGATCGTGCGAAGATGAGACTGTCTGATGTCAAGCTGAGTGAACAACAGGGACTACAGGATGCGAACCAGACAGATGACATACCAGACGCATTTTCAGAACCAGTGTTTGACAACACGGACTTCGGGGGGTTCAAGGTTTGATTACAATACTTATAACAATGCAGCTGTTAGGTGCAACCATAACGATAGATGCAGAAGAATTATATGGTGCGATGAGTATGGGTACTTGTCAAGAACTATTACCAAACATTTTGTGGAATTATAATGCCTCAGAAGGGTTTTGTTGGAAGGGGGATATACTCAGTAAACCCCCACAGAAAATATGAAGGAGTTAGTATGAACGATTTTCTAAAGAGTGTGATTAAAGATGTAGGGAACGAATATGCGGCACTTGCAGCCGATGGTGTGGAGGCTGGTGATGTTGACACTTTCATTGACACTGGTAGTTATATATTCAATGGGTTGTTGAGTGGTTCTCTGAATGGTGGACTACCCTCTAACAAGATAACTGCACTCGCTGGTGAAAGTGCAACTGGTAAGACATACTTCCTGATGGGTATAGTAAAGAACTTTCTAGACAGACATCCAGACGCAGGCGTGATATACTTCGAAAGTGAAAGTGCAATTACCAAGAGTATGATTGAGGATCGAGGTATTGATGCACAACGCATGGTGGTGATGCCTGTCACAACAGTGCAAGAGTTTCGTCATCAGGCGATACAGGTATTGGACTCCTATCTCGCACAGAATGAAGCAGATCGTAAACCCCTGTTCCTGTGTCTAGACTCACTTGGTATGTTATCTACCACTAAGGAGATAGAAGACACAACAGAGGGTAAAGAGACACGTGACATGACTAGAGCTCAGGTGTTGAAGGCGGCGTTTAGGGTACTCACTCTCAAACTGGGTAGGGCGAAGGTTCCTATGGTGGTCACTAACCATACCTATGATGTTGTCGGTTCCATGTTCCCCACGAAAGAGATGGGTGGGGGTTCTGGACTCAAGTATGCGGCATCATCTATTATATACCTCTCCAAAAAGAAGGAGAAGGATGGTACTGAGGTCGTAGGTAATATTGTACACTGTAAGAACCATAAGTCAAGGCTGACTGTAGAGAACAAGATGGTAGATGTGCGACTGACATATGACAAGGGGTTAGATCGATACTATGGACTGTTAGACCTTGCAGAGAAATACGAGATATTTAAGAAGGTGTCCACAAGGTTCGAATTACCAGATGGTAGTAAACAGTTTGGTAAGACAATCATGAATGACCCAGAGACATATTTCACTGAGGACATTATGAAACAGTTGGATACAGCTGCACAGAAGGAATTTAAATACGGTCAACAAGAGGAGTCCGAAGATGTTGGAAGTGATTGAGAACGCCTGTACTCCATTTTATCTGGATACTCTCAAACATCATGCGATGAACGCAAACACATGGCACATGAGGTATCCAAACAATAGTCCTGACAAACACCTAAAGATGGACATTATAGAGAATGATGTCAAACAACCAGTACTAGCTGGTCTTGCGATGGGACTGTTGATACACTTGTATGGCCAACGTCAAGACCTATTTCTTCCTGATGTATCATACTGCGGTATCGGACTCAAGGATAGACATAGACTAGATAATCCACACACAGACCACGTAAATGACCCCGATTACATCAAGATATTCGGTGTAATTAACAGTGATTGGGGCCCTCAAGATGGTGGATTGTTCATGCATGGAGATCAGGCGATACCTTGCGTACCTTGTTCATTTATAGTGTTTGATCCACGTATCACACATCATGCATCTGAAATTACTTCAGATAAAAAGAGGTTGGGTATCGATTTTACTGTAAAAAGGACTTGACAAACCTTATTTTATTTCCTATACTGTATATAGTAGATAAATTTGGACTAAATATTATATCATGGACTCAATGACACACACCATAATCGCTATTGCTTGTATGTACGGATCGTACTTACTTGGTCGATTTTGGGAAACCAAGATTGTTGCAGAGAGGGCCATTGGCCACACTCTGGACTCCCTAGAAAAAGAGGGTTTGATACTCACTCGCACTGATAAAACAGGTGAGAAAGATATCATACCTATATCCGAAATCATTGCAAAAGCGACAAGGGATGCGATTACCAAATAAATCGATACTTCTTATTACTGCGCTGTTAAGTACTACTGCACTTGCGACAGAGACTCCTTGCGATTTCCAATCGAAGGACAAACTCATATATGAGGGCAGAATAGAGTCGGTGCGTGTGGTGAAGAAGGACGTTAAGAAATATGTAGAGGACACTCGTAAATGCACGATGAAGATGGAAAGTCGTGTGAAGGGTGAGTGGTATCCGTCTACTGGAGAATATATCTTTGGCCCTGACATGAGTGAAAGGGACGCATGTGAACGTGCAGAGAATCGTGCAAAGATAAAGGTTATGCGTACTATTATACCCGAAACATTGAAGAGTGAAAAAAATCTGAAATGTGACTTGACATCCGTTAAGTCTTCGTGTAAGGTAGTATACATAAATGCCGTAATTGGCGAATTTGGACAACAACGTATGAGGATGATTAGTTGTGATGAGTAAAAGTGAAAAGACCATGTGGTTCGTAGGTATAGTTGCAATTGCATCGATGCTTGCATTATCAGGATGTGGTAACACCATTTCAGGCGTAGGTAAGGATATCCAAAAAATTGGTGATAACTTACAAAAACCGAAGGTGGATAAGGTGATCAAAAAACCTCTTACCAAGAAAGAAATTTCTTGGAGAAATAAGATAGGTGAGTTTGGTAATCTTTTCTATACGGTGAACGCCAATGGTTAAGATTATTGTTGGTATCGTACTTGGAGTTTTGGTTTGCATATATTATCCAGACATCGCTCCTATTGCGAAACATAAATTTCTTGAGTCAGGTGGCGCAAGAGATAAATTGGTGACTATTATAAAGGAGATTGAATAATGAACGCCAAACTACTCGCAACTGTATCTGCGGTTGCACTACTTAGTGCATGTGGCGCTAACAACCCCAAGTCTGTGGTGGATACACCAGAGATTCGTTATCAAACTGCAAAGGTAGAACGTGCGGTTTCGATTGTACCTGATTGGTATAAGAAGATGCCTGAGAAGAAGGGCTCCATCTTTACTGTTGGTACTGCGACTGCACCTGATTTGCAACTTGCGGTTGATATTGCAACACTCAATGGTAAGGTTGTCCTTGCAGATCGTATCAACGGTAAGTTGAAGGCGATGACTAAATCATGGATTGCAAAGTTCGGTCAGTCCGATGTTGATGCACGTGTCATGACAGAGATAGAGAAGGTCGCAAAGAATGTGATCGCCAATGTCGATGTCGCTGGTTATAATCCAGTGAAGACAGATGTTACAACTGCTGGTACACAGTACCGTGCATTTGTACTTCTTGAGTATTCTGATAAAGAGGCTCAGAAGATCATCTTTAATCGGTTGCGTAAAGATCGGTTGGTTTATTCTCGTATTCGTTCCACTAAGGCGTGGGAAGAGTTAGAGAGTGCGGTTGATAAGGCCGAAGAAAAGGACGAAGTTCAGTCACTACAAAATTTGGAAAAGATTATTAAACCAAAGGTGACACGTGAAACGCCTACTACTTAGTTCAGTCCTTGCTCTCTCATTGAGTGGGTGTCTACTCCCAAGTGGAGTTAACCCCACCCTTGGGTGTTCCCCATTTACAGGGTGTCAACAGAAAGACTTCTACTTACCAGGCCGAGGATATTGGGCACCAAAACCCATGTTCAAACAAAAGGCGACATATGCAACAATAGGTGGTGCGGCGTTAGGTGCGTCACTAGGTAAAGACCCTGTTACTGCGGCTGTATATGGCACGATAGGTCTTGTTATTGGATACGTGATCGGGGATACTATAGATAAGGTAGATCAATTACACGCCGCAATGGCGATAAACCAATCTTTTAATAGAGGTGAACCTGTTTCTTGGAGAAACAAGAAGGGTAACTTCTCTGTCACAAATACTCCAGCTGCACTGTATGGTGTTTGTCGGGAGTTCATCACTGATATGGTGGTGAATGGTGAGAACAAGCAGATGCGTGGCACGGCATGTAAAAATAATAAGGGTGAGTGGATAATGAAAGAGGCGTATTGAGAAGGTGTTGCAAAAATACAACACAAATCTCAAATGTTGAAAATAATAGTTGACAAAGCTTATTTCGTCCAGTATACTATTAATATAATCAAGAAGGAAAAGATTAAATTATGAAATATCCATTTGAATACAAAGAAGTTGAGAAGAACCTTGCTGAAGTGGGGGTTCTTCCCTATGCATCAAAAGGTATGCGGTTTGTAAAGTTTATTTATATCAAGGTATCTGATGTAATTCATGATTTTAAGAACCCTGCTCGTGCAAATGCTATTCTTGAGGG